TACCCACCCCCATGTCGTCCGCTAAAATGAACTTTTTATTACCAACCAATTTTTCAATAGCCACCTTTTGATGTTCCATAGGTGGTCTATTACTATATTTGGAATAATCGATAACTACATTTTTTACTTCGTTATCTTTTATAATTGCTGATTTTGGTATCCAAAAATCGTGTAACGTTTCACCACTAAATATTTTACCCCATATATGATATGACTTATCTTTTTCAACCAAAAGTTTTTCAACATATATTTCTGATGGTTCTTTTGTATACATTTTATCTTCCATCATCTTTTTACCGAAATATGAATCCAACTTAACCCATTTTTTTGCTACCTTTGGATTTCTTCCGTGAAAATTAATAATGTACTCAGCTTGTGACCTTGTTGGTGTAAAAGATTTACTATTTTGTTTTTTATTTTTTAACGATAATATATAGTTATTTGAACCTTCATATTCATCTAATAAATGAAGGGCTCTTGTTTCGGGAGTTCTTGAAATTAATTCTTCCATTATAATATATATAAAAATAATAAATTATAATAAAAAATCAACTTTTTATCTTTTTTAAATATAGATTCATAAACCCAATTGACATTAAAAGAAGGGGGTTTTTGTTTTTGTGATATTTATATTATATGTGTAAATATGAATTATATGGTTTATTTTGTCCTAATAGTGATGAATTAAAATATATTGGTATAACTAAAAATGGTTTAAATAATAGATTAAATAGTCATTTGAAAAAACCTACAAATCAATTTATCGCATCTTGGTTCAATGATTTAAAAAAAGAAAATAAAAAACCAGTAATTAAACAATTAAAAGAATGTAATTCTTATGATGAATTATTACAAGCCGAAGTAGACGAAATTTCAAAATATAAAAAATTAAACTTCGATTTATATAATATAGCTGAGGGTGGGAATATAAATCCGATGTTTGGTAAAACACACACCGAAGAAGCTAGAAAAAAATATCCTTAACACATAAAGGTAAAAAATTTTCAGAAGAAAAAAAACTATGGTGGAAGGGACGAATTAAAGAATTGTGGTTAAATCCGGAATGGTCAAATAATATGAGGAAAAAAATGAGTTTCAATAGTAAAGGAGAAAAAAACCCTAACTGGCGAGGCGGAAAAAAAGAATCCTATTGTGAATGTGGAAATAAAAAAACATCTAAATCAAAGAATTGTTTTGAGTGTAGAGAAATTTCTGGTGAAAAAAACCCTTTTTTTAATAAAAAACATAGTAAAGAAACATTATTAATTTTAGCTGAAAAAAGTAAAAAATTTGGTAAAGAAAATCCTAATTTCAAATACGATATTAAAAAAGAAGAACTATATGACTTATATATTGTAAAAAACAAAACAATTACTGAAATTAGTAATTTGTTTAATTGTGCTATAAACACAATAAATAAAAAATTAAGACAATATGAAATATATAAACCAAAATCTAATATTTATAATTTAGTGGTTGATGAAATAAAAAACCATTTAATAAACGGACTAAACTATGTCCAGATAGGTAATCTTTACGGATGTAGTAATAAAATTATATTTAAATTTGTAAAAAAACATAACTTATATGTCAAATAGTAAAGTGCCTATAACAAGGCTTGGTAAATTCTTCTCCGAAGAAGATTTTTTTTTTTAGAGGTAGAAATGGGGCAGGAATGGTTGCATGGCGACATGAATTTTACCCTTGTTCTATATCGTGTTGATAGACAAAGAACAAATAACGATGATGTTTATGGTGAAGCGTTAGAAGATGGTATACAATTTTTACCACCTGTTGAATTTAAAGGTTATGTTCAGGTTGAAGCACCAGCTAATACCGATTATGGTACTTCTAAATTAACACAGATGGAACCTGGTAATTTAAAGGTCGGTGTTTACCAATCACAATTAGATTCGTTAGGTATTGATATTGAATATGGTGACTATATCGGTTATTATGAAACGGAAGATAGAGTTAGATATTATTCAGTGGTTAATGATGGTAGGGTATTTACAGATAACAAACACACATATGGTGGTTATAAGAAATTTTATAGATCAATTATTGCGTCACCAGTTAACGATAACGAATTCAAAGGAATATAATGGCATTACCTAAAAAAATTAAAAAACATTTACCTTTAGTGCCCGAAAAAGTGGGTAAAGATAGAAGGCAAGAATTGTTAGATATGATTACCGATGATGGTACTTTTTTACCAAAAGGGGTTTTACATGCTGATTTAGATAAGGGTATTTTGGATTTCGTTAAAGATAGATTAGAATTAGTGGTTGATGGAAAAAAAGTACCGACAATAGATAAAATTATAACAAATCAAAACTGGTCTCAATTTACGACCACGTGGAACTTTAATGATTTAGATAAGAATATTAAATTACCTTTTGTTACAACCGTCAGAATGCCAGAAGTAAAATACGGTACATTACAGAGTGGCCTAGCAAACATACCAGAACGGAAACATTTTTATTATTATACTGTACCCACATGGGATGGTCAAAGGAAGGGTGCTGACGTTTATAAAATACCACAACCAATACCGGTTGATATAACTTATAATATAAAATTATTCTGTAATAGAATGCGTGAATTAAATGAATTCAACAAAATATTTATGCAAACGTTTACATCTAAACAAGCATATATAAATGTTAAAGGACATTATTTACCCGTTATAATGGATGACGTGTCAGATGAATCGTCTAAGGAGCTTGAAAAAAGAAAATATTATATTGCAAACTACAAAATAACTCTGAAGGGATTGTTAATTGATGAGGAAGAATTTCAAGTTTCACCAGCAATTACAAGAGCTGTTACAATGTTTGAAGTGGAAACTAAAACAAGAAAAAGAAAAACAATAATAGAACCACCACGACCGGACAATTTTGATTTGGATATTTTATTTGTTAGTGGTAACACACAAGTTAGTGAATTATTTAATTATACTGCCGATATAAAAATACAAAGTACCGATAACGTTTCATCATATTCTGTTTATATAAACAACAATTATGTTGGTGACGATTTAAATGTCATTCAAATAACAACAGGTGACGTATTAAAATTGATAGTAGTTAAAACCAATCCTTCAGAATCAGCAACTTTAAAAACGGTTGCGGTGATAGTATAATTTACTCACCATAAATGTCTCTTTGTTTTTGACAAGTTTTGTTAATTAGTTTTTCTAAAAACTTATAGATTTTCAACCCATTTTCTTGACAATAGTTTTTTAACACTTCATGTGTTTCTTCTGAAATCTTTATGTTTTTTATTTTTTTCATATAAAAATAAATATTTTAAAAGTATGAAAAAAAGAAGAACTTTTTCATACCATATAATTTTTTATAAAAAAAATTGAAGTTTTTTGCTTTTTTCTGTGGTATTTATATAGAAAAATAAATTATTAAAAACAAAAGATTTAAAAATGGCATCATCTAACAAAGTATTTGTATCGCCTGGTGTTTATACATCAGAACGAGATTTAACATTCGTAGCACAAAGTGTTGGTGTTACTACTTTAGGTATTGTTGGTGAAACTTTACAAGGTCCGGCTTTTGAACCAATATTCATCACTAATTTTGATGAATACCAAGTCTATTTTGGTTCAACGAGTCCTGAAAAATTTGTAAATACACAAATACCAAAATACGAAACCTCTTACATCGCAAAGGCATACCTTCAGCAATCAAACCAATTATTTGTAACAAGAGTATTGGGTTTATCGGGTTACGATGCGGGACCATCATGGTCAATCACAACAATGGGTAATGTTGATCCATCAACAATTGCTACCACAGGTAACACCGTAACTGGTGTAACATTTACATTTACAGGTTTAACAGGAAACCCATCTTCAGTTTTATTTACTGCACCAGCACCATTAGCGTCAGTAGTAAATGCGACTTATACAAATTATGATAATTCAACTTCAACAATTAATAACGATATTCAAGCGTTTATTTCAAACGAAATTGATTTATTTAATTCTGCGAATTCAGCATCAGGTACAAGTGCACAATTTTGGGGTAGTGTAAGTGGTGGTGTAATCAACTACATTACTGGTAGTTCATTAAATAGTGTAACTGCGGTTACTGAAACTTATGGTGTTAGTAGTATTGATATTGCAAATAACACATTAGCAGCATCAACTAATGACCCATGGTTTTATTCTCAATTTACATATTCACAAAACCCATCAACCGATGCGTCATCTTATTTTGGATTCGGATTTGGTATCAGTTTAGATGCTATTAGTACCGGAGCTACCGCGGGTTCTTTTTCTGGTTCATGTAATATAATGTTTACAAATTATTCAGGTACACCTTATTTAGAATTCGATGATTTAGTTGTTGCAACTTTAAGATCAAGAGGTATTACAAATTATTCATCAACACAAGATGGTCCACGTTTTGAAGTATCGGCTAAAACTGATGCGACTTTTATTACAACTGGTCAATACTCAGGTGTAACTAAAGATCCGTTTAGTACATTCTTAATTTCAGGTGTAACTCAAGATGGTGATAACTTTAGTTTTGAATCATCATTATTAACTACAGATTCAAATTATATTTCTAAAGTATTTGGAAAAAGTAACTTCGGTAAAGATAGAACACAAGTTCCTCTTTTTGTTGAAGAAGCTTACCCATCATTATTAACATCAGGTTACAGACAAGGTAAAGTTAGAGGTTTATATTTTGATTGGATTGATTTAGGTGGTGTAACAGATAACGATTCTGACTCAATTGCGTTTTTCTTAGAAAAATTCCAAACACCTGAAACACCTTATATGGTTTCAGAATTAAGAGGTAACAAAGTTTACAAATTATTTAAAGGTATTTTGATTTCTGACGGAAATGCCGCAAACAGATTGGTTAAAATTTCAATCGCAAACGTTTCATTTAATAGTCGTACATTTGATGTATTTGTAAGAGATTTCTTTGATACTGACCAAAATGTAAAAGTTATAGAAAGCTTCACTAATTGTTCAATGGATCCAAACCAAAACAATTATGTAGCAAACAAAATTGGTACATCTAATGGTGAATATCAAGTTAAGTCAAAATACATTATGTTGGAAATGAGTGATGAAGCACCTATTGATGCTGTACCTTGTGGTTTTGAAGGTTACAATATGAGGGAATATTCAAACGCCACTCCACCGTTTATGGTTTATAAAACAAAATATCTACAACCAGGTGAAGTAATTTATAACCCACCTTTTGGTTCATCTAATGGTGGTGATAACCCTGTAATTTCTAATGGTGAAAATGCTAGACGTGCTTATTTGGGTGTTTCGAACATCACAGGTATTGATTACGATTTCTTTGAATATAAAGGTAAACGAGTTCCAGCAAATTTAGGTACAGATACTGAAGGTATTGCGTGGGGTTACACAACTAAAGGGTTCCATATGGATAGTGGTGCAACTGTGGTTACACAATACAATTTTTTAACTTCTGGACAAACACAAGCGTTTGAAGTAGGTGTTGGATCTTTTAATAGTGAACC